AAGTAAGTCCTCCAGTACTTTAAAACCGTCTTCAGTAGAGAAGCACCGACTATAAGCCTTTGCTAACTCTACTTGCTTCTCTCTTATTTCTGCCTTCTTTGCTTCAGCGTCTTTCTGGTTTACTTCTAATTGATCCCAACTCATTCAACCGCCTGTTGTTGTTGTCCCATCTGTGCAGCTTGAGCACCAGCCTGGATGATCTGTTGTTTCTCAGATTCAGACCGCACTAGCTCGCTAGACATACCAGTCTTCTCAGCCGCCCATGTGCCGAAGTTTTCAGTCTTAAACGCCATCATCACCTGTTCAGGACCAGCAGTACCTAGCACAAACTGAACGGCTTGCTGTACAGCCATTAGGTCTTCAGCATCCTGAGCACGTGCTAGTGGACTGGTGAACTTGATATCAACGTCTCTACCTTCTAACTGTAAAGGCGTGATCAAACCCCTACGAGTTAGGATAGATACAACACGTTTTAAGATAGGTACAAGCACCTCGGTCTGCAATCGACCGAACGCAGAACCGATACGCTTAGCTAGCTCTCTAGCCTCAATCGCAATCTCAGTAGCAGAGCGAACAGGGCCAGTAGGATCACGCAAGTCATTAAACAGCGCCACCTTGATAGCGTTCTGCAATTCCATGATCTCGAACTGAGCCAATTGCAGGTTAGCACCAGTGTCTAAACGCTGGATAGACGGGTTGCTTGTGTTGTTACTACCTACGGGAATGACGATCCCTGGGCTGATAGTGATGTTGTAAGGATTGGTTACACCATCATCTGTGGCTGTATACATGCCCGCTAGATCAATGGCAGCCTTTTGCAGTACAAACTCTTTCGCTTTATTCAGCGAACGGACGTCAGGCAATGTCTGCATAGCAGGGCCACGACCGCGAACTTCACCAGCCACTTTCGTGTATCGACCAGTTACCCAAGGTGAAGTAACACCGAAGTCTTCAAACCATGAGATCGAATCTTCACCATCACACCAAAGCATACCGTAGTAGCGTTTCATCTTCGGGCAGTACACAACACCTTCATGCACGCCGACTTCGTTATCAGGTGAAGACTTAATCAGGTTAGCGATCTTCTCACTTGGCTCAAACCCTTTGTACATGCGCTCAAGTAATCGGGCCTTAACCTTCATCCTACGCCAATGGGTTTCAATCGTACCCCATGGCCCTTCTTCAAAGGCGATACCTTTCTGTGGGATAGCGTGAAAGACAAACGGCATGTCGTCTTCGTCTGTCTCATCTATCCGCAAGGTGGCAGTGCCGACCAGCAGATCAAGTGCAGCCTCGTAGAACTGAGTGCCGAAGTTAGAACGGTTTATATAGTCAAAAACTATTTCCGCCTGGCTTTCTAGATTCTCGCGTATATCGGTTTCGCTTACACCATAGTCACCAGTCTCTAACAGCTTGAGTACCTGTTCACTAGGCTGGAACGTAGCCCAGCGCGCCCAGATAGGTGCGATGTTCTCTTGTAACTTGCTCGCGCCCTGTTGAATAGCAGTCAGTGAAGTGGAGTCAAAGATGCGATCCATCTTCTTCTGACCTTTATCTTCACGGTCGAATAGGTTTCTTTGGGGTAAGAAGTACTCGTACACGTCAGATAGCTGTGTGTGCCACATGGCTTCACTATCAAAGGCTTTCTTTTCTCGGGTCACAATGTCGTTAAACGATCCCAAGTGATCAGGTATTTGCATGATTTTTTACCTTTGCTGGCCACCCGAAGGCATAGAGAAACCACCGCCACCGAACATCGATGGGATGCCACCAACCATAGACGTACGGCCACCAGTAGCACCACCGCCACCAGCAGTAGCACCACGTCCAGCAGCTTCCGCACGGGTTCTAGGCGCACCACCTAATAGGCTGGCTTTACCCAGTTTACCGCGTGACATAGCGCGAAAGCGGTCTTCCTGTTCCTCAATTTCTTTATCGAGCATGATAGTTTGGCGGCGCTCTACTGCTACTTCTTGTGCCGACTTCTTAGGTGCCTTTGGTTTCTTCACGGTTTCAGCCTCTTATAGAGTTGATAGGGTGTTAGAATAAACGGATCATTTATCCCTAGTATCTGTTTCGCATGGCCTACACACGTGTTCAGCATGAATAGACCGCGTTTGATTTGTTTACGTTCTGCCTTTACAACAATTACCCGCTCTAGTTTAAAGGGTTGGTCATCTAAAGTAAAAAGATCGAAGTATTGCTCAGTCTTACCGTAGACGATCCAGCGCCCCCTATCAGGTATCAGCACATAACAATGTTGAATAATCGGATGCAGGAAAGGTGACCACCAGTGCCCACTATCCTCGGTGAACACCACGTAAACCTCAGAAGACACTGAAAGCCACCCTTGCTGTTGTAGGACGATCAAAGCCCTGCGCCCTTGTCAGCGCCTGTCTGCCTTCACCTTCGCCCTGTAACGCGTATTCGAGAGCTTCTACAGGGTGACTGTATTCGTTCTTGTCTGGCTCATCGGTGTATCGATCACCTGATACCTGAATCCTTCGATAGCAGAAGCCACCCTGTAAACCCTTGCGTATCATCCTAGCCTTGGGCAGTACGTGAAACCTTGGCTTGCCATCCATGCAGTTTTCTTTCATGGGTATTTCAAGTGCAGCCCTTCGCATCGCTGGGTCGTTCGTGCTAGTCGGTGAACAGGGAATACCAGCAGCCCTTATGATCTTAAAAGGCGTATCAGCATTAGCCTGGTTCTTGTTGTCACCGCTCGGATCGCCCCAGCCTTTGAACTTGTGGTTCGGGTAATTAGCGTCAATATACCTTTTCAACTGTGGTGCAAAGTCTACCGCACCGCTATCAGTCAGACAGAACTCATCGAAGCACATCCACCTGCCCATTGACGTGCGCTGTAAGAAAGCACATGCAGGCGTACGACCGAAGTCAAAGCCAAGGATTATCGGGATATCAAGTGAAGGGTTAAAGTCTATTGGCTGGCAGTGTACCGAGTCCACATACATCGGGTGAACAGGCTTGCCGCTAGATACAAAGCCGTATTCGTTAGCTAGGTTTACTTTGATCCAATCGTCAGTCTTACCTTGTAGGCCTCGGTGGTAGTAAGCAGTGGGCAGGTTATCTAGATTCTCAGCATCGGGGTTTACACGCCATTGGTCACCATCCTTGAACACACCGCCTGGTTGACGATGGAATGCCCAGCCCTCGGGTCTTTCTTCCTCGGCCAGCTTGTAATACCAATGATCCTCATCGGGTGCGTTACTATCCCCAACAATCCCGTAGTGAGTAGGGCGTGCGCCTTCTTTCGGGCTAGGGTATCGGCCTGCACGTAGGTCGAGCATATCCACTACGGCTTTGCTGTGTTCCTTGGCTTCGTTCAGCCACACCCATGTTGTCTGTATACCCCTGGCTTTCTTAACGTGATCAGGTCGATCAAAGGCAATAAAGATAACCTCACACCGAACGCTAGTACCATCGTCCAGCCCGAAGCTAAGGCGATGAGTAGGTGGTTCTTTGTTACCCTGTTTAAACTCACCTAGGTCACCGAGTATCTCGATCCAGTCTTTAATGGTGGTCGAGAACAATTCAGAATAGGTATTCCTTGCCGCAATGATTCGAGAGAGCCGCACACCGTGATTAGGATGTTGCTCACTCTTTACTGGCGCTTGCTCACACATTAGGTCAAAAAGCTTGAGGATAGTCTGTACTGTCTTACCACTACCAAGCGGCCCCATGATAAAGCTGTTACGCTCTCGGCAATCGGCGAATTCCTGCAGCACTTGCCCCTGGGGTTTCAGGTGGTACTCAATCGTTGCCATCGAATCGCTTCTTGATTACCGATACGATCAGATCAGCACCGCCTTCACCTGTCATTTCAGTTGCTTTCAACTCAGGTAGGTACTTGTTAATCAGTCTTAGCCTAGCATCAGTGGCATACTTAATAGCATTTAGCTCATTGCTTTCCATTGATGCCCCCTCCCTTTCCATTTTAATAATGTTATCAATGACATGCTCAAGTCGGCATTTCTCTGATAAGTAGGTTCGGAGTTGTTCCTGGCGCATTGCCCTTTGCTTGGCTGGATTGTTGGCAGCCATTACTTACTACCCCAGTTAATGCGGTCGTAGTTAGCCTTAAACTTATCGCGTGACTCGGCTGTGCTCTTTCTTGGTTTAGAGCCTTTGCCGCCATCGTATTCGGGGAAGTGTCTTTGTCGTGTGTCTTTGTCGAGTTTGTGCCGCATGTCAGACATGGTATGGCCCTCCTTTGTGTCTACCAATTCTATATCTTAGTTATATAAACCACAAACCTTATGACAAATTGATCTATTGAGATATAAAAA